GCAAGGGTAAGTCTGCCGATAAGAAGCAAGATGCCAAGGTAATGAAGGGCATGTCCCCAAAGCAAAAGGCAGCTTTTGAAAAGGCTGACAAGAAGATGGACAAGAAGAAGCCATCTGCTAAGGCTGATGCCAAGATGGACAAGGCTCTTGCTGCTAAAGTAAAGAAGTCCAAGTAATTAGATAAGACTTAGCCCCGCTTCGGCGGGGCTTTTTCTTTATACTTATAGTAGTTCCGTGCGGGACTAAAGCTCCACCCACTTGCGCTTTACCTTGCTGCTCCATAGGAGATAACCATGTCTGAAAAGATAGACAAGCCTTCTGATATTGAATTCGCCAAGGCTCTTGTCGCTCATATCCCACAGCCAAATAAGCGCATGGTAAAAGAATTTGGAGCCGCTTGGATTGCCGCAGAGGTGTGGAAACATGTCACAAAATCCAAGTAACATTTCTAAACTTGCCCAAGATATCGGGCAGTCTCTCTCTGAAGAGCTCACCGTACAACTCAGATTTTTAGGAGTTACCTCTGGCTGGCCTATGTCAGTCCTTGGAGGTATGCGGGTATCAGTAGATAATCAAGGTAGTCTCAATATCGTCTACCCAGAGTCTTTGGCTGAAGAGATTGAGAACCTTGAGTACGGAACCCTTAACACTCTTCCAAATGCCGTCATCCGCCCATTTATGTTGCGGGCTGGGGACACAATCGCCTCGACTATTGAGAGCATGGCTCTTGTCCCACTACTTGAGGATGCGGGGATTATTTCGTGACTGCAAATAACAACCCATTTATTATTGCTGAGGACTTAGCGCTTAAGACTCTGCTTTCAGGCGTCACCGTCTCAGACGACAAGCAGGCTACCCGCCCAGTTAAGACGTGGTTCGGATATCCGGACGTTGAAGTACGTGACCAAGCATTCCCATATATCACTATTGACCTGATTGACATCATGGCCGCTAGTGAGCGCCAAACCTACGGGTACTTGGTGGACAATGACTACCAAGGAACTATTGCCCCTCAAGCTGGAGTTTCGTACCAGTACCAGATTCCTGTGGCTTATGACCTTGTGTATCAGGTAACTACCTTTGCTCGTAACCCTCGACATGACCGTGCGCTCATGTACCAGCTCTACAATAAGTTTCCATCAAAGTACGGATATCTACTTGTACCAAATCAATTAGGTACTGAAACAAGTAGCCGCTCCATGTTCCTTGATGGGTTTGTTAAAAGAGATGCGGTGGAAAGTGAAACTGGAAACCGTCGTCTTTTAAGAAACGTGTTTACTGTCCGAGTAGTCAGCCAGATGACGCCACAAGTGGCTAACGCGGTTGCTTCTCAGAGGGTACAACATGTTGAAATCAACGCTACCACTTCGTACATCCCGTCTGGTCTCACATCCCTACCACCACTTGTTAATTAAGTAATCAAATAAGGAGATAGTTAATGGCAACTTATCAACACCCTGGGGTGTACGTCCAAGAGACGCTGAACCCTCTTGCACCAGTGCTTGGCGCTTCGTCAAATACTGTTGCTGCTTTCTTTGGTGCTAGCGACCGCGGACCAACAAGCCCTGTTCTTTTGACTTCATGGAGTCAATACGTTCAAGTATTTGGTGGTTGGAACACTACCCAATCTAACGCCCTTCCACTTGGCGTCTATATGTACTTCCAAAATGGCGGAAACCAAGCGCAAGTCTGTCGCGTAGCTGGTACCGGCGCAGTGGTTGCTACAAAGACCCTTCAAGATACAGAAGGAACACCTGCAAGCACACTTCGTGTATCTGCTGCAAACGCTGGTGCTTGGGGTAACAACATCAACATCAGCACCACTGCTTCTACAATTGCTGGTTACTTTAACCTCATCGTTTACTACGGTGGAACCACCGCATCTAACATTGTTGAGCAATGGTTGAACCTAAACATGACCCCAACAGACCCTCGTTATGCTTTGTCTATCATCAGCAACAACTCAAACTACATCAGCGTGTTTGACCTTGGCTCAACTGCAACTGGTGCTACCCGTAACCCAGCAGTTGTTGCTAACCAAGCCCTCAGCACAGGGGCAGACGGCTCAGCAGTTACAGGTGCAAACATCGTAACTCAGTTGGCTCAGCTTGACTCAATTCAACAATCTCTAGTCCTTAACATCCCAGGATACACAGACGCTACAACAGTAAACGGAGCAATTTCTTACGCTACTGGTTCAACTCGTCAAAACGACGTGTTTGTAGTTATTGATGGTGTAAACGATACTGTGGCTAACCAACTTACCTTGGCATCTAGCTATACAGCAACTTCTTATGCGGCTGTGTACTACCCACAAGTTGTTATCTCAGACCCAACACAAACATCAGCATCTGTTAACTCAATCCTACAGGTCGGAGCAGGCGGAGCTGTTGCGGGTATTTATGCCGCTACAGACACCTCTCGTGGAGTGTTCAAGGCTCCTGCTGGTCTTCAGACCCGCATTGCTGGAACTGTTGGCGTAGCCGCTTCTCTAACAATGGCTAACTTAGATTCTCTTAACAGTTCATCAGCCCCTGTTAATGCAATCCGCTACATCCCGGGCTCTGGTGTTGTAGTTATGGGTGCTCGTACACTTCAACCAGGATTTAGCACCCGCTACGTCCCAGTCCGTCGTACCCTCATCTATCTTGAGAAGGCTCTTCGTGACCTTACTCAATTTGCAATCTTTGAGCCAAACGATACCCGCCTTTGGGCTCGTATCAATGGGGTGGTAAGTAACTTCCTTACTTCTTTCTGGCGTCAAGGTGGTCTATCAGGTACAACACCTGGTGCTGCGTTCTTCGTTAAGTGTGACTCAGACATCAATACCCCTACTTCAATAAGTAACGGGTTCGTTAATATTCAGGTGGGCGTTGCTTTGCAAAACCCAGCTGAGTTTATCATCATCAATATCGGTCAGTTTGACGGTGGTGCCACCGTTACTGTCGCCTAAGGAAGGAAATAGATAATGGCAGCAAGTACATTAAGCACGTACCAATCATCACTAGCTACTGACCCGTTACGCTCGTTTCGGTTTACTGCAACTTTCACAGCAGCTGGTAGTGACGGAACATTTGACCCACGCATTGTAGATGCCGCTACAGGCGCATCTTCATCAACTGCTGGAACCTCAAATGGTTGGATTGGCGGATTTACCACTATCAGTGGTCTAGCCATCAATACCCAAGCAATTCAATACCGTGAGGGTGGCTTCAACACCACTGTCCACCAGATTCCTGGCATGACAACCTTCAACCCAATTACATTCAGCCGTGGCGTTATCTACGGAAGTGACCAAGCAATCACTTGGATGCGCGGTATGTTCTCAGCAGCAGCGGGAGCGGGTCTTAACACAGGAACTAAGGGTTTTCGTGTAGACATCGCTATCACTGTTAACCAGCACCCAAATACAAACGTTACAACTGACACCCCACAAATGGTGTTCAAGGTTCACAACGCTTGGATTACTGGTCTAAACTACACAGACCTAGACGCTACAAACGGGTCTATCTTGTTTGAGACAATGCAGGTTGTACACGAAGGTCTATCTGTTGCATTTACAGATTCAACAGGGGCAAACGTGTACTCAAGCTCTGGAACAACACTCCCTCTATCATCTATCTAATAAAACTATAGGAGCATAAATCGTGGCAAACATCATTACAGATGCAGAACTTGTAAACCAGTTCGCTAAGCAGGCCATGGAGGAGCCCGAGTCAGTAGTTGAGACAAAGGCTCCTCTTGGACCTGAGGTTCACCTTCCTGGTGGATTTGTAGACAAAAACGGAGAAGTCATCAAGACAGCAGAAGTCCGTGAACTAAACGGCATGGACGAAGAGATGATTGCTAAAGCCTCTACCACCGGTAAGGCTCTAGGAATCCTTCTTCAACGCGGTCTTACTCGACTAGGTTCCCGCGAAGTGACAAGGGATGACTTTGACTTACTTCTATCTGGTGACCGTGATGCAATTCTTCTTGGTATTCGAAAGGTTACCTTTGGAGAATCAGTAGATTATAAAATCCGTTGCGGTGCTTGCGGAGAAGAGCAAGTAGCCTCAGTAGACCTAAGTAAAGATATCCCTGTAAAAGAACTTGAAGACCCAATTGCTGACCGTACATGGAATGTAGAGACAGCAAAAGGTATTGCAGTAATTAGCCTTCCAACTGGCGTTACACAACGAAAGTTGTTGGAGAATGCAGACAAGACTTCCGCTGAAATCAACACACTTTTGCTATCTGGTTGCATAGTGTCTGTTAACGGTATCCCTTCTATGGGTGCTACTACAGCGCTTAACCTTGGAATGGCTGACCGTTCAAAGATTGTAGAAGAGATTATTGACAGAAACCCAGGTCCACGCCTTGGGGAGGTGTCTAAGACTTGCAAGGCATGTGGTGAAGAAATCGCTCTACCACTCAGTCTTGTCGATTTGTTTCGTGTATAGAGAAGACGATTACAAGAATTTACTTGACCAGTACGAATATCTAACAAGAAGTTTTACTGGTTGGACGTTAGAAGATATACGTTCCCTCTCATCTCGAGAGAGAATGAACTGGATAGAACGAGCTAGTAGAGGTAGGAGATAACGATGGCAGCAAAAGACTCTAAGTCGGCCTTTGGTATTAGTTCTAACTCTATTACTAATATCAAAAACGACTTGCTTGGGCTTGTTACTCTCCTTGAGAGTTCTTTGCTTCCTAAAGTTCAAGCCATTGAGAAGTCTTTCCTTAACATCTCTAACTCTATTAAAAGTGTTAATGGCGCTGGCGGTCAAGGTGGAGCCAATAAAGTAGCGGTTTCACCGCCTCCTCCATCAACACCAGCAATCGGTAATGGTGGAACCCCTTCCAACCCGTCAACTAATGACACTGGCGGTGGAGGAGGTGGGGGTGGTAACCGTATTGCATCTGTAGCGTCGGCTGCAAGTGCCGCTGCTTACGTAGGAAGTGCTATTAGCTCTATGCTTCCAGGCGTGCCAGATTCTGTTATGCAGGACTTGCTGACCGTTCGTTCAGGTTTTTACGGCTTAGGTGGTAGTTCTGGCACCCTTGGCATGCAAACTGCAAACATTAGAAACTTGCAGAACAGTATTGCTAAAAACGGTACTGCGCTTAACAGCATGGACTCTACTCAGGCAATCATTGCTGCACAAAATGCTGGACTTGGAGGGGCAAAGAACTTCAACCAAGTCATGCAAGGCGCTGCGAGCATTTCTAATCTTGAGCCGGGTATGGGACTTACTCAAGCGGTTCAAGCACAGGCAACCGCTAACAGGCCGGGTACAGTAAACATGTTGCGCATGATTGGTATCAACATGCGTACCCCAGATGGACGTGTTTTAACAACTGGTCAAATGATTGATGAAATCTGGAACTATCTCAGCAAACACAATAGCGGTGGTGGTACAAAAGCCATGACCAGAGAACAGATTCAAATGTCTTTGATGCCTGGTAACGGTATCTACAACATGTTGAGCGGTTTGTTTAATGGTGATGACGCCATGATTAAGATTGTTGGAGACGGTCTTATCCTTAAAGCTCAAACTGGCGGTCAAGCAATTGACACTATTAGTAAAAAACAAATGCAGGCTCTAGGTGTTACCTCAGCAACTGTTAACAAACTTGCTGCAAAAACCGCTGCTCAAACAGACCTTCTTACGACAACCGCGTCGTCTACAGCAGCTGGTTTTGGTGACACCCAAGGACTTCAAGCGGCTCTTATTGGATTCACTGCTTCATCTGGTGAACTTGTTAAGGCACTTGGTTTCTTTAATGGATTATTGAGTAACCCATCGGGCACTATTTCAAGTGCGCTTGGCGCTTTAGCTGCCGGTGCTTTTAAAGGTATAGCGGGACTGTTTGGTTTTGGTGGCGCTAAGAAACAAGCTATGGGTGGGCCAACCGAAGGTGCCATGCCTTATATTGTTGGCGAGAACGGTCCAGAACTCTTTGTTCCTCAAACAGATGGCGTGATTGTTCCAAACCACGTACTCAGCAATCCACACCGAGCTATGGGCGGACCTGTAAAGAGTCCAACTGATTTCTCTACTCAACTCCTTCAAAGCCTAGGCGCACCTGTTACTCAGTCATCTATTGATGCGCTTAACACATGGCAAGCCTACGAAGGCGGTGCGTGGAAGAACAGCGCCCACTACAACCCGCTTAATACATCTTTGCACATGGCTGGCTCCACTGGCATGAGTGCTCAAAACCAACTTGTACAGTCTTACGGTTCTTGGGCACAAGGCCTGCAAGCAACTGTAGATACCCTTACTGGTAGCAACGCTAAGGCTATGGGTTACACACAACTTATTGCTGATTTAAAGAGTAAAGCGTCTTCCCAAGCCCTTCTTTCAGATATCAGCAACTCGGGATGGGTTTCTGGCCACACAGGAAGAAACTCATACAAGTTTAAAGGAGTAGTTGGGTATAACCCAGGCGGGACAGGTGCTGAAGGTAAATCTGGGGTTGCTACTGGCGGGGTCGGAAGTTCTGACATTCAGTCTTTGTTAGCCCAATCAATGTCTTTGGCTGGAGGTAGCGCCAACGCA